GATCACCCTGATACTGCATGTAGGGTTTGAAGCCCGCGATTTTGGGCATCCCCGTTTCATCGAGGTCTATTTCACCGGTTGGCTTTCTTACATAGTCAAACAGCGAGCCCTCGGCAGCCCCCAGCAGACGCTCAGCGTACGGAGCAATCTGCGGCGCAAAGCCGGTTAGGTATTCAATCTGCTGTTGTTGAACAGTAGGAGCAGTAGACATGATGCTTCCTTATGCAGGCAGGTGCTTGTCGGCGCGGGTGTTCTTGGCCACCCTGCCTTTGCCGGTTGTCTTAGCGCGTGCACGTTGCACACGATCCATCATTGCGTAGAGTTTGCGAGCGCCTGCCTCCGTTGAGCCGTTGCCCAGTTCAGAGACGATGCGGGCGGGGATCACAAACTCACCATCGGCGAGCCTCGCGGGTTGCTTGTTGCCAATAACCGCAGGGATGCTGTCGCTCACGCCATCACCAGGGCCGCGCAACAAGCGGCCACCGTCAGAGTAACTGCCGAGGTTGAATTGGCCGCCTCTGGCTGCACCGGCCAGCATGGCAATGCCGCCGCTGTTGAACGGCGTGATGTCGGCGTTATCCATGCCCATGCCGTACGCGCCGTAATCATCAAACCAGAAACTGGAGTTGGGCTGACGGAAAACGCTGTACACATCATCCTCATCCTCGCTTCTCTCAGGCTGACGCTCAGGGAGGAGGTTTATTGTGCGTTCCTCAATCGGCGCAAGCTGCTCTCCAACTTTCTTGTCAACCAAGCGGCTTATGAAGCCTGCGTCTTCGGCCTGCCCAATGATCCGCCCACTGATCGGATCAACGATCACAGAGCCAACCACAATACCGCCCGTACCATCATCGACGTTTGCCGTTATCGTACCGATAACCCGTCCAGAGATGGGATCAACCACGTTGTTACCAACAACAACGCCACCCTTGATGGTCGCTTGATCTGCATAGGTTCGGTTATCGCCCGTCACAGCAGCTTTTGCACCGCCCGTCGTGCCTATAAAGGCCGCAGACGTGTTGCCACCAGTTGTGGATGTTCCGCCACCCGTAACACCACTGGCCGTCGTGCTACCAGTACCGGCGCTTTGTGCGGTCTGACGAGTTGGTGTTGTAGGAATGGTCTTGCGGCCAAAGAAATCACCGGCAGTTGAAATGCCAGAAGCCTCAAGGTAAGGCCGCATAAGCGGCGCGTTGTTGGGGAGTACTTGGTTGACAGGATACGCACCCCGACCCATCAAGTAATCGTAGGCAGACTTGCTGCCGCCAGTCATGCTGGAGAAGCGAAGCTCATTGAAGGCCGACCGAGCCTGATACTCGGGGATGCCTTTGCTTGCCGCAAACTGTGTTATCTGGCTGTATTCAGCGTTGGGGTTTGACTTCAGGAAACCGCTAAGCAACCCCACAACTTCGTTCTGCGTGTATGCACGCTCACCGGGCTTGATGTCGGTAATGGTCGGCATACGCGTAGCTCCGCCGCCCTGCTCGTATGCTGTGCGCACCTGCTCCATAGTCTGAGGAGTGAACTTAGTTGCAGGAAGCAGCGTCGGTGTGGTCGGCGCGAAGTCAACAGGTGCGGGGAGCGGAGCGGGGGTGATGGTCGTGCCAGTGTCGGTTTCAGTAAACGTGGGAGACACCGCCGTGACTGGTGGCTTGGGCGCTGGCGGTTTGTACGCCAACTCAGCAACCGACTTGCCTGTGGCCCGCATAACGTCGGCTTCATTGATATCGACCGCTTGCATGGCCTGCCGGATTTGCGCTTCCGTGGCTTGCGGGTTTTCTGCCATCCACATTTGGATGTTCTTGTTCATCCCCTCCAGGCCAGTAAGCCCTGTGCGCGAGCGCCAGTCGGCTTGGGTCAGCACATTCTGCAAACCGCCCGAGCCACCACCGGCGGCAATCGCGCGTCGGATGTCGTCGGTATCTACGCCGTACTTATTAGCGGCGTCTTGGATTTGGCTGTAGGACAGGTTGGGGTTCTGCTGAACGAAGTTCTGAATGTTCTGGTTCAGGCCCGCAAGCCCCGTCTGACCACCAACGGAAGTCCAATCCGGCGAAGTCAAAACCGTGCGCTCGGCGCCAGACACAGCGGGAGAACCGCGCTGTGCAGCCAATTGCTGAAGGGTCTGCCAGTCAGTGTCGGTCTGTTGCCCTGCCGCCTGCCGGATAGCGGCGTCTGTAAAGCCTTGGCTCAGGAACTTGTTGTACAAGTCCGCCTTTTGCTCAGGCGTGTAGGTGCCGACGTCCGAAGGGAGCGAGGGGCCACCAGCGGCAAGCGCCACAATGCCGCCGCCTGCCATGCCTCCAGGCGGTTGTTCTTCTTGCGGGGCAGGGGCAGGGGCCGGAGCGGGCGTGGTGCCTGCCTTGTTGATGGCCGAGAACATCGGCAACTGCTCCAGACCGCCCGTGTACTGATTCCATGACATTGGGCGGATGCGCGGTGGGTATTGGAAACCAGACCCAGGCTGCTGAGTAACTGTCTTCGGCTGACCAAACGCATCTGCGCCAAGCATGGCGGCTGTACCGGCTTTGAATAGACCAGAAGCCCCACCAACTCCTTGCATAAACCCAGAGCGACCAGCTTCTGTGCCAAGTGCTGAAATACCCGACATGGCTTTTTGAGCCGGGGAAAGCGTGCTGTAAAGCAGTCGCTGAGACTCTGCTGTCGTTAAAGGCTGACCGGCGGTTGCCATTGCCAACTCATTTGCCGCAGCGAGTTGTTGCTGCGCCGCCGCACTGCCTGTAAGTGTTTCGACTCCGGGCGTCCCCGCTGCGGCGCTACCTGCCGCTTGCAATCCACCAGCCAACGAAGCACCGCCGTAGGCGCCCATACCGGCCATGATGCCCTGCCTAAGACTGCCGGTGGCCAGACCTGTAAGACCGCCAACCGCGATAGCCGTACCTGCGGCACCACCCAAACCGAGCATCCCGCCAATAGCAGTGCCGACGCCGGGAGCGATAAAGTTAAGGGCAAACCCTGCAATCGCAGGCAGCAGTTTTTTCAACCATCCTGCTTCTACTAACCCGGTTTCTGGGTTTACGGTAAGCGATCCGCCATGTGCCAAGGCAAGGGCTTGCAGACCCTGGACTTCTCCGGGGGTCATGTGGACGAGCATCTTGTCGTCGCCCCGGCCTTTTTCAGCGAGGTGGTTGGCTAGTGCAACAAGGCTCATGTGCGCCCCTTGGAAATGGTTGAGTTCATTTTAGGTCGTTTGGGTGCTTAGCGGCTAATCTCTTCCCAGTCCAAAGAGCCCAAGACCTGATCCCCGTTGGATGCCGCCGTGCAAGCAAGCGTCAGTTCATACGCAGTGGCGGTGAACGGATCGCGCTCCAGTTGAGAAGCGAACAACGCTTCCTTCAAAATGTCCACGCTATTGGAACCCTGATTGGAGCCCTGAAAGAAACCCGTTGCCAGAATCCGACCGGTGCCCACGGTGAACGCCGTGCCGGTGATGTTGTACTCAACTGCGGAGTTTGTGCCTGCACTGACCCAAGTGCCGCCCGTTGTGGTGCCAGACGCCACAACTTCCCACTTGTAGTTGGCGTTGTTGGTAATGCCCAAAATAGATATAGCCGTCAGGATGGCAATCGCGTCAAGGCGGGCTGTCTTCAAACGAATCGACACCACGGGGTAGAACGTACCGGCAGTGGTCAATGTTTTGGGGCTTGTGATGGTGTTACCAGCAGACAACTGCGCGCCACGCAACTCGTAGCCGCCTTCGGAGATCACAGTCGAGCACACCTGTTTAAGCGTGCTTGCCCCAGTGGTCGCCGCCACATTGGTCATCTCGTACCGCAGCGGCAAAGAAGCGGTGGTGATGTAGGTGGTATTGACCAGATTGGCGTGGTCAAAGTTGTGGCACGGGACAAATGCCCCGTTGATGATGAAGCCCGTGCGGACCGTACCAAGACCAAGCCACTCAATGTCAAGATACAGAATCTGCGCCTTAGAAGAGTCCAGCGTCAGGCCAGACGGACCGGTGCCGTCCAGTGGGTCTTGATTCCAATCTGCCTGGGCAACACGGGTGTTGATCGGAGCGCCTGTCACGCTGCTGCGCTCGACCATGTAGTTGGTTGAGCCTTCGCGTTCAAAGTAAATGCCGTTGGCTGCACCATAGTAGCCCGCACGTTGGCGTAGGTTGGCCTTGGCAGTGCCAAACACAAACGTGTTCATCACCAACAGGCTCTTACCCGGCTGATACGAGAACACCTTGATGGTTTCACGAATGATCTGATCCCCGTTGGCAGTACCCACGGTCAGATTCATCAAGCCTTCGTTTGCACTGAACGTGGCGGCGGCAGTGCCTGTGATGCTGTTGGCCCAGAGGTTGTTGTCGGCGTAGCGGTGGGATGAGTCGAACAAGGTCAGCGGGTTGCTGACCCGCAGCCGCCCAAAGGCGTCTACGTTGGTGCCGCCAATGGAGATGGGGATGGGTGTGGTGGTAGTCACAATCCGCCTCAGTATCGCGTCAAGCCGGTTGAAGTACAGGCGCAGAACGTTATTGAACTGCTCGTGGTAACGCGACTCGTAGTCCCGAGGGGCCAGAGGCAGGTTAGGCGGCGCAGGTACGGTTGCATCTTCGATAAGGAACGTCATCGCCGTCCATCCGGTCTGATGTCAATACGCGGGGCGCCCAACTGCCACGTCGTGCCCAGTTGATTGGAGTCAATCTTGAAGATCAGTTGTCGCCCACGCACGCGGGTGTAAATCTGGCCGGTGAACTCTTCGGTAATCACGTACGTCGAACCCCTGACCACCGGTTTGCCAGAACTGTCGATGCTGCCTGAACCGGAGTTGTACAGCCCATACAGCGTCATGTTGACGGTAGCCGAGCCTGCGGTGGAGTTCTCAAACGTGATGTCGGGCAGCATGCGCCACACGAACCCGAAGTTGTGGCCGTCGCCGATGTCGAATTCAGACGAAGAAATGTTGGCGCTGATGGGCAGCGAAGTTGCCGTTTCGTTGTCGTCTATACCCTGCTCGTGGTTCACGAGGTTGTGGCTGTACGTTGCAGCAATAGGGTAGTCGCGCAGACCCGAATCAAGCCACGCGGTCCTGGCCATCGTGCCGTAGTACCAGATGCGCTCAAGGTAGTTGTAGACAACGTAACGGTCCACTGAGTAGGAGCCCGCCGAGCAGTAGAACCACCAAACTTCGTTGAAGCCTTCGTTGGTACCGGCAAAAACTTGGGACGCCTGACTGGAATTAAAGTCGCTAAAAACGTACCGGCGAACATCGCAGGGCAGCGTCTGCACGCGACCGTCGTAGGCGTAGAACTTGTCCACGCCCATCCAGTAAACCACGCCAGAAGCGATGGCCACGGCATTGGGGCCGACGATGGAGATGTTGTCACCCAGAAGTTGAGCGCCCCAGACGATTGGCGGCTCAAGGTACTGAAGCGAGTACAGGGCCGAGTCCGTGAAGACCACGATTTCCTGACGCGCCTGGATCGCGGTGATGATCTCCGAACCTGTTGACAGGCGTAAGCTGCCCGCTTGATTGGTGGCTACTGGAGTCCAGTCAAGCGCGTCCTCCTGCGCTGACCACCGGATCAACATCGGATCGAGCGTAGAAGAGCCGTAGTCGTTGCAGCCCATCGCAAACACAAACCGATTTACGTCGGACACAAAGATTACGTTCTGTAGGGTCGGCACGTCCGACGCCCCCACCGCAGTGGCCAAGTTGTACCCGCGTGTGGTGACGCCTGTCGAAGCATCCCAGTAATACATGCCCCCGCCGCGCGGGCCAAACACCAAATCCTCGCCCCAGTTCTTTTGGGTCCACAGTCGGATCGGTAAGTCGGTGGCCGTGCCGGTGCCCCACGGGCCTGCACCCCACGGGCCTGCACCCCAGCCAGTGATGGGCACGGAGAAGGCCGCGCCAGTATTGATTTGATATGCCGCAGAAACTGCCGCACCACCGGTGGCTCCGATGGGCACGGAGGAGGAAGTGGTAATGGTGTACGTGTTGACGTTGACGACCGTCAGTTGGAACTCGCCGTTAAGAAGCGCAGCAGACGCGCCTGTCA